AATGACCCCATACACTGACATAGAAGTTACAGACAAATATATTATTCGTGAATTTAACGAAAATATAGACCCAATTGAGCTAATGTGGCACCGTGACAATGAAAACCGCACTATAGAAATTGTAGGGGAAACAGATTGGAAAGTACAACTTGACAATCAGTTGCCTACTTCATTAAACGAACATATATTTATAGAACATCACCAGTGGCATCGTGTAATAAAAGGAACAGGAACATTAAAATTAAAAATATATAAATCATGAAAAAAATAGATTTAAAACAATTAATTCGAGAAGAACTTATAGTTTCTTCATATGAATTAATGTTTGAATCTGTTAATCCTGATAATCATTACGATTTTGAACATACTCGAAAAAATTTATGGGTATTTAAAGATAGAAAGGATATTCAATATTTTATAACTTTAAACCAATCACTATATAAAGGTGATACTACAGCTGAAATAAAGTTTGGGTGGGTAGATGAAAATGGAAATAAACGTTATGATAAACCCCCAACATATGATGAAAGAATATTTAACACATATATTTATATTTTTTTAAATGAAATACTTAAATATTATACAGAATATTTTACAGAATTTTATTTAGAAGCCAATGATAATTTAAGATATAGATTATATAGACAAACATTAAATAAATTTTTGGATAAAACAAAATATGTATTAGAAGATATTTTAGAAAAAAATACTATAGTAATTAAACCTATATAACATTTAGACTAGATTTATAGCCTAGTCGCCTTTTTAAAGGTTAAAATTTGCAGAAGCTGTAGCTCTAATTTGGAGGTATAGCTTTTTTTTTGTATATTAAAAGGTAATTAAAATTAAAGATGGATAAACGAATAGTAATAGTAGGAGCAGGAGTAGCAGGTATAAACGCAGCTACTAAATTAGTAGATAACGGTTACCCGGGTAATCTTATCACAATAATCGATATGGGTAAAGATCCATACAATCGCAAACCTGAAGAAGTAATGACAGGTTACCTAGGAGCTGGAGGGTGGAGTGACGGTAAATTAACTTACCACACAGCAATTGGAGGACAATTATCTAAATATACAGGTGAGGATAAAGCAATGGAATTGATGGATCAAGTAATCACCAATTTTAAACGTTTTCACCCTAAACCAGAAGAAGTACAATGTTCAAATCCTGATGCTGAACCTGATTTTATTAAACCATATTTTGGTTTACGTTTATTTCCGGTATGGCACGTAGGAACAGATTATTTATCTGAAATTGCTAAAAATTGGTACGATTACTTAGTATCTAAAAATGTAAAATTTGTTTGGGAAGAAAAAGTATTTAAAGTTGATTTTGAATCTAATCTAATCTACCACACAATTAAAGGTAAAGAAGGACAATATGCTCTTGATTATGATAAATTAATCTTTGGAGTAGGAAAATCAGGTATTGATTTTGCTCAACAAATTCAAGATGAATATCACTTAGAAACAGAACCTAAATCAGTACAAATTGGAGTTCGATTCGAAGCACCACAAGAACATTTTCAAAAACTAATTGATATTAGTTATGATTTTAAGTTATATCGTAAGTTTGATGATAAAGGTGTTTCACTACGTTCGTTTTGTACAAATAATAATGCTGCTTTTGTTGCTGTAGAGGAAACATATGGTGATGTTACTTATAATGGTCACGCTAAAAAAGATCCTAAATATCTAAATGGAATGACTAATTTTGGTATTATTATGGAATTAAATGGTATTAAAGATCCATTTGAATGGTCAAGAAGAGTAGTTTCTAAAGTACAATCAAATGGAACTGGATTATATTATTCACCATCTAGAACAGTATCAACAACATCTGAAGGTAATGGTGTAAGTGCAACTCAAATTAGTTGGTTAGAATTATTAGGAGTAATGGATGCGTTTGAAGGATATTTTGAATATATTGTTAATTTTATTGATGATATGAAAAAAGTATTTCCAACATTAGGTGATGATTGGGGTGTATATATTCCTGAGGTAAAATATTTGTCACCTGAACCACTCGTGAATTACAACGATTTATCTTTAACTAAATATCCTAACGTGCACTTTGTAGGTGACGCGTTGAGCGCACGTGGAATAACAGTATCTGGCGCTCATGGAATATATGTAGCAGAATCTTTAATCAAATAAAAATAACAGTTATGTCAAACACACAAACCAAAAAATTAACTTCCCCCGATGGGACAATCGTTTACTATTTAGATGGCAAAATGCACAATTTAGAAGGACCAGCTTTTATACCTCAGGGTGACCTCTCAAAAAGAGAGTATTATATTAACGGTATTAAATGTTCAGAAGCAGATTGGAAAGCATTTAAAAAAGGAGGTGATGGGCTTCCATGGTATAAATCAAGTGTAGCAAAAGCAAGGTTTTAATTATTTTTATTGTTTTTCCTATATTTTATAATATGTATAATCGGAAAAACAACTACAATATGCCTGCTAAATTAACTCAAGAACAATTTATAGAAAAAGCTACAAAAAAACATAATGGGTTATATGATTATTCTTTAGTAAAATATATAAATGCTCAAACAAAAGTAAAAATCATATGTCCTACTCATGGTGAATTTGAACAACAACCTAACAACCATTTATTTGGTCAACGTTGCATTAAATGTATGGGAGAAAATGTTAGAAAATCTAGAAAATTTACCAAAGAACAATGGGTAGAAAAATTTAAAAAAGTACATGGAAATAGATACAATTATTCTATGGTTGAAGAGTTTAAAGGAGGCGGAATGTTTAATAAAGTTATCATTATATGTAAAAAACATGGTGAATTTTTAATGAGGCCTCAAACACATTCAAAAGGAGTTAATTGCCCATATTGTAATATCTCTAAAGGTGAAGACGAAATAGAAAAATTTTTAATAAAAAATAATATAGAATACTCCAGAGAACATAAATTTGATAAATGTTTCAACCCAAAAACAAATAAAAAATTACCTTTTGATTTTTATCTTCCCAAACAAAATACAATAATAGAATACCATGGTGAACAACATTATAAAAAAACAGGGCATTTTGAACAAAGAGCAGGAGGATTAGAAGGTTTACAATATAGAGATAATATTAAAAAAGAATTTTGTATTCAAAATAAAATTTCATATATTGAAATATCATATAAAGAATTTGAAAATATTAATAAAATTTTAAAAGAAAAAATATGCGAATAGGATTTTGTGGTACTCAAAGCGTTGGAAAAACCACTTTAGTGAACGCCCTTAAAGAACATCCTGAATTTGAAGGTTATGAATTTTCAACAGAGCGTTCAAAATATTTACGTGATTTAGGTATTCCTTTAAATACCGATTCAACTATTAAAGGGCAAATAGTATTTTTAGCTGAACGTGCTAGTGAATTAATGTGTGAAAATATTATAACTGATCGTACTGTAATTGATGTTATGGCTTTTACAAATCTAGCTCAATCTATTCCATATGTTGTAGGTATAGATTTTGCAACTGTAGCTTCACCATTACTTAAAGAATATGATTATATGTTTTATATTTCTCCTGAAGGAATAGAAGTAGAAGACAATGGGGTGCGTACAATTGATGTTGAATATAGAAATAAAATTGACAAGGAAATTAAAAAATTACTTACCAAATATAAATACCGCCCAAAACATTACGCTGAATTGTCAGGTACAACCGAGGAAAGAATAGAAAAAATTAAACAAGTAATATTTTCATAATATTTATAAATAAACACATAAAAAATGAAAAAAACTCGTTTACTTGAAATTATACGTGAAGAAATTGCTCTTGCATTAAATGAAACATCATATGCAGGAATTAAAGCAATTCCAGATATGAAAAATGACCCTTCATATAAGACTTTGAATCAAACCGGAAAAATGGATGCTGAAAAAGAACTTAAAACTGGAGGCACTGTAGAACTTGAAGAAGAAAAACGTAAAAAACTAGCTGAAAAATACCAAATAGATGAAGAAATCATCAACGAAATGGCTAGTATAAAACAGCTTAAAAGCGAGTTAGAAAAACAAGGTAAAGCAAAAGAATTAGAAGCTATTAAAGCAACTGAAAAAGCTACTTTAGATGCTCTAAAACAAGACCCAACAATCACCCCAGACGGACGTTTAAAAGGATATGTTTCTGCATTTAAAAAAGAATTAAAAAATGCTCACGGAATTAACCTACAAGATCTTTTAACTAAAACATCAATAGGTGCAGAAGGTAAATTTAACGACGATATAGCTACAAACACTATTGAAAAAGATGCAGCTAACCAATTGACAGGTAAAGAAGCAGGTCAACGTGGTCGCAAAGCTGATCCAAACAAACCAGAAAAAGCACCTTCAACAGGTAAAAGAGGAAGACCAGCAAGTGCAACTTCAACACCTAAAAAAGCTACTTTAACAAAAGGAGATGATGGATTTGATGATGTAACATATTCTGAACCAGAAGGAGACGAAGCAGCAGCAGCTGTAGGAAGTGATGAAACTGCAAAAGAATTAGGTAAAGCAGTTCCTAAAGATAAAATCGAAAAATTCAACACAGGTCTTAAATTTATCAAAAAATATAAAGACGATAAAAAAATAATCGATGCTTATTTGAAAAAAGCAAAAGACGAATACAAACTACCAGCTAATATGATTAAAGATCTTAAAAAAGCAGCAGGTAGAGAAGTAGAAATCTAAAACATACTACAATGAGTAAACTTCTTACAAAAAATAATTTAACCCTATTAATACAGATAGGGTTACTTTTTATGTGTATATTCTTGATTACAAGAAATCCAAAACAAATATACCCAGTATCAAGCCAAAAAGTAATTGAGCGTAGAATAGCAGGTAAAGAACGAATCATAGAAGGAAAAACTATTGAAATCAACAATGATAAAAATATCATTAATAGTTTGAATGAAGGTCTTTTAAGTTTACAAGATGAACTAGCAGCTGTAAAAAACAGTAAAGATACATTCAATATAGTTCAAATTCAAGACACAATGATAAGTGTTTTATATAATAAAGTAAATACACAAAATAATATAATTCAAAATCAAGATACAATAATACAAGCCCAAAGGTATATCATAAATGCTAAAGATACTATCATAGCAACTAAAGATTTTGACATAAAAAGAATTAAAAAACAACGTAATCTATCGTTTTTAGCAAATGGTATACTGACAGGGATTCTAATCCTTAAAAAATGAGTTCTTCACAAGATATAAAGCAAATACTTCGACAGGAGTATATTAAATGTGCATCTGACCCTGCGCATTTTATGCGTAAATATTGTTTTATTCAACATCCTCAACGAGGCAGAATACAATTTAATCTATATCAATTTCAAGAAAAAGTATTACATTTATGGAAAGATAATTCATATTCCATAATACTTAAATCTCGACAGTTAGGTATTTCAACTTTAGGAGCAGGATATGCCTTATGGTTGATGATATTTCATCAAGATAAAAACGTGCTATGTATAGCAACCACACAGGAAACCGCTAAAAACATGGTTACAAAGGTAAAATTCATGTATGAAAATTTACCTTCCTGGCTTAAAGTACCAGCCGAAGAAAACAATAAACTAACCTTACGTTTAACTAATGGTTCTCAAATAAAAGCCAAATCCTCAAATGCAGACGCAGCACGATCTGAAGCAGTATCTTTGCTACTAGTAGATGAGGCAGCCTTCATTGAAAATATTGGTGAGACGTGGGCATCAGCTCAACAAACCCTAGCAACGGGTGGGGGTGCTATTGTACTTTCAACCCCATATGGTACAGGTAACTGGTTCCATCAAACATGGGTTAAAGCAGAAAACCAAGAAAATGACTTCCTACCTATCAGATTACCTTGGACCGTTCACCCTGAACGAGATAAAACATGGAGAGATAGACAAGATGAACTATTAGGTGACCCTAGATTAGCAGCACAAGAATGTGACTGTGATTTCAGTACCTCAGGTGATGTAGTATTTTATCCTGAATTCTTAGAGTTCTATGAAAAAACATATGTAAAAGAGCCACTTGAGAGACGAGGAGCAGATAGAAACCTATGGATATGGGAACCAGCTGACTATTCTCGCTCATATATGATTATAGCTGACGTTGCTCGAGGCGATGGAAAAGATTATTCTGCATTTCAT